CAGTCCGATGAAATCGCCAATCTCCGCCGTCTTCTGGAGGAAGCCCGCAGCCGATGAGTTCATTCCGCCACCTCGACGGGATGCTCGCCCTCCTCAGCGAAATCTACCACATCAACGAGCGCATCATGACCGGGGACATCTGCTCCGCGAAGACCGCCATCGAGTCCAAGCGCATGGAGAAGCTCTTGAACCACTACCACGAAGCCCTCAGCGAAGACGGCGCCACGAAGATTAGCCTGCAAGCCTACGCCGCCGCCGGTGGCTGGGTCGGCATCACTTACTCCTACGAGGTCGACGGCTTCGAGATCGCCGGCTCCCAAGTCCCTCGCCGCGTATGAGCAAAGACTTTAAAATTTGGTGGCACAGAGAAGGAAGCGGAATGCCTCCGCTAAAGGGCGAAGAAGCATGCGAACACGTCGAACGCGTTAGCGCTATCGCCTGGGCTAACGGCTCATACAAATCGAACGAAGCGCTAGAGGACGAGAACGCCCGCCTCAAGGCCGAGGTCGAGCGCCTGAAGGAAGACAATCGCCAACTCACGAATGCCTTTGAGATTGCCGAAGGCATCATCAAGCGGATGGGAAAAGCAGCAGAGGCCGCCGCCAAGGAGGGCAAGCCGAGCGTATGAGCGACCATTCATTTATTCCCAAGGCCAATCCGAAAATCGTGCCTCCCGCTATTCCTGCGCCGCGCAAGGAGTCACTTGAGCAAGATAACGCCCGCCTCAAGGCCGAGGTCGAGCGGCTTAAAGAGGGCAACGAGTGCCTTGACCAGATGCACGAAAAGGAAATGGCAAGGTCGGCTTTCCTGTGCGAACAGGTCGAGCGGCTGACCAAGGCCGTGATGCACTCCCCTTCGGCTCAACTCAAACTCAAGGAACTTGAAGGCAAGACCACCTACGAGGAAATCAATCCAGACAACCAATGAGCGAACCAAAGCGATACCATCACTTCATCAAGTTCTACTCCAAGTCGTTTACCGATGTGACTGGTGCGAGATACTGCTATCCAGACGCTGGTATGATTGAAGACAAAGACGGCAAGTATGTCGAATACGAGGACTACGCCCGCCTCAAGTCTCTCTGCGATAACCTTGGGATGGGCGGCAAGCATACCATCACGGCAATCGACGCCGAGAACGCCCGCCTCAAGGCCGAGGTCGAGCGGCTGATTAAGGAACGTGATAAGGCTCTTACGGACTTCTGGTATATTCACGAAGGATACTTTAGATTGCAAGCAGAAGTAAATAGGCTGACCGCCTTCACCACCCGCACCATCATCCCGAACAAGGAACTGCAAGCACAGGTCGATCGGCTGACCAAGGCCGGGGATGCGATGGCTGAAATCTTTAAAAACGAAATGGATAACGAGCCAGATTGTGTTGGCTATCTGCAAGAAAAATTGGTTAACCGCTGGAACGACGCCAAGGAGGGAAAGCCCCGTGCATAAGCCCATGCGCCCTTTCTCCATCGTCGCCCTGCTGCTCCTCGGCTTCAACGCCGCCGCCGCTTCGGACGCCACTCTGCTGGAGTCCATCGCCCACGTGGAGTCCGGCATGAACCGTAAGGCCATCGGGGCCGCCGGTGAACGCGGGATGTATCAGGTCGGGCGTGAGGCTTGGAAGGACGCCGAGGAGCGTCTCAAGGCCGAGGGCCACTACCGCTTCCCGTGGTCCAAGTGGCGCGACGCTACCGCCCAGGACATGATTGCCGCCAGCCACCTCCGCTGGATCAGGTCGAACTTCAAGCGCATAGGCGTAGCCTCCCCGACCCCCGAGCAGATTGCCTTGGTCTGGAACGTGGGCTGGTCAGGCGCCGTCGACCGCAAGTTCCGCCCGAACGAATACGCCATCCGCGTTGCCAACCTTTTCCGCTTGTCCCAGCGTCAGCCACGATAAAGGGTCTTGCCGTGGCCCAACTCATCGTAGCAATCGACCCTGGCGTGAACGGCGGCATCGTCTGGTCAATCGACGGATCGGTGCAGACCGCCAAGATGCCCGGCTCTGATGTCGAGGTCTGCCAACTCCTCGCCGACCTCAGCTGCAAGGCCAAGGACGTCAGCCTCTACCTCGAAGAGCCGCCGCTGTTCGCCGGCAAGAACATCCCCGGCTCCGCCATCGGCAAACTGATGTGGAACACGGGCGTCCTCTACGGCGCCGCTGTCGCCATGGGCTGGAAGATTCACCGCATCCGTCCCGCCGTCTGGCAGAAGACGCACACCTGCGGCACGAAAGGCGACCTGACCACGACCCAGTGGAAAAACAAGCTGAAGGCCCGGGCCTGCGAACTCTTCCCCACCGTCGACGTCACCCTCTGGAACGCCGACGCCCTCCTCATCTTCGACTCCGCCACGCGCGGCGTCATCAACTAATTTCCCCAATGAAGAAAGACTCCAAACCCTCTCCCGAATACCGCATCATCGCGGACTCGTCCTACATCCTCCTGCCCGATCAGAAGGTCGCCCGACTCCTGACGCCCACCGTCCGCAACGGCGTGACCTACTACAACCTCTTCGTCCCCGGCTACACGCGGATGTCCCTCGCCGACATCGAGGCCACCATCAAGGCCGGCGAAGTCACCAAGGCCGCCACCGAGCCCACCAAATAATTCCCACCATGAGCAAACAGCCCACACCCACCACCGCCACCTCCGCGCTCGTCCAAGCCCTCGCCGCCCTGGACAACGTGAAGGCCAACAAGATCAACCCCGCCTTCAAGGCCAAGTACGTCTCCCTCGACGCGCTGCTCGACGCCATCAAGCCCGTCCTGCTCGACCACGACCTCGCCCTCATCCAGACGCTCGTCAGCCAGGACGGCAAGGTCGGTGTCTCGACCGCCTTCCTGCACTCCTCCGGCGAACGCTTCGACTTTGGCACCCTGCTCGTCAAGGCCGAGGGTCTGACCGCCCAGCAGATCGGCGGGGCCATCACCTACATCCGCCGCCAGTCCATCCAGACCGCCCGCGGCATCTCGGTCGACCTCGACGACGACGGCGCCGTGGCCTCTGGCTTCCGCGCTACGGCCTCCGCACCCGCCGCCCCTGCCTTCTCCCCCACCCCCCGCCCCCTGACCAAATGAGCGACAACTTCGACCCCTTCGACCCGGTGAACGCCGCCATGCGTCACCTGCATAACCAGAACCTCGCGTCGGCTGCCGAAGCCCGCGCCGAGAACCAAGCCAAGACCATCGCCGAGATGCGCTACGCCGGCAACGAACTCGCCCGCGTCCTCGACGACATCGCCCAGTCCTCTCAGCTCGACGCCATCGCCAAGGCCGTCTGCATCGCCACCATCGCCAAGTGGAACCGCGCCAAGACCGGGCAACTCTGATGGCTGACGTTCCCAAGGGCATCGAACGCATCGCGGCCACCGTCCGCAATCAGTATGCCCTGCTCCTCCTCCTGGACGGCTACCCTTACGTCGAACTGACCGCCCGTAAGCACGCCGACTTCCTGACCGACCTCAACGCGTGGAAGCGCAAGACCTACCCGTCGCTCATCCGCTCGCAGGTCCGCTATTTCACCCTTGCCCCTAACGGCGAGATAAAGGAACTTACCTTCACGCCCGTCCGCCAATGACCAACCGCGACAACATCCAACGACTCGTCGAGAAGGTCACCAGCGACCTCGCCATCGTCAAGTCGCTCGCCTCCCGGGTCGAGATGCACGTCGAAGACCTGTCGACGCTCTCCGACCTTGCTTCCGCTGCGCTCACCGAACTGAGCGTGTTCACCGATCACGTCGAGACCGCCGACGAGTCCGCCGCAGTCAAGCCCCTGCACGACCGCGTCCACGTGCTCGTCGTCCAACTCCGCGTCCTCCGCAATACGCTCGAGGCCATGGAGAACGCCGGTGAAGCCGCCCTTGAGGACGTGCGCCGCATCTCCGCCAGCGTCGAGGAGTCAGCCCCCGAGGACGACTCCCTCTGACCTTTCCCACCAACCCAGAACACCAACACCCGATCACCATGCCCGACCTCATCACCGAACGCGTCATCTACGACGGCATCCAAGCGCTCAACCAATCCGGCGCGAAGGAACTGCTCAAGTCTCCCGCTCATTACCAGGCGTATCTCGCTCGCACCCGCGAGGACAGCAAGGCCCTCCGCGTCGGCACCGCCGTCCACAAGCTCGCCCTCGAAGGGCTCGACGCCTACAACGCCACCCACGCCATCGCCCCGGAGGTCGACAAGCGCACGAAGGAAGGCAAGGCCGAGTGGGCCGAGTTCGTCACCGCCAACGAAGGCAAGGCCATCCTGACCGCCGAGGAGGGTGCCCTCGTGGACGCCGTAGCCAACTCCGCCGCCGCCTGCATGAAGGCCAACGGCATCGTCCTCTCGAAGACCGAGGTCATGTTCACCGCCTTCATCGGCGACACGCTCGTTAAGTGCGCCATCGACGGCATATCCGACGACGGCTACATCTACGACCTTACGACCTGCGAGGACGCCAGCCCCCACGGCTTCCTTCAGGCCGTCCGCAAATACAAGTACGCGCTCCAGGCTTACTTCTACCGCCATGCCGTCGAGTCGGCATACAAGTGCCGGGTGCTCGGCTTCCGCTTCATCGCCGTCGAAAAGGAGCCGCCCTACGCCCACGCCGTCTATGAGCTCGGGCCCGAACTGATGACCCAAGCCGCGTTCGACTTCGAGAAGGCGCTGGCCCTTTACAAGGAATGCACCGCCTCGGGACAGTGGCCTGCCTATCCGCAGCAGATCCAGACCATCGACATCGCCGCCAAGCCCACCGCCGCCACCAACATCAACTTCGCCTAATCCATGAACCCGCCCAACAACGACCGCCCCCCGCTCAAGTCCATCGAGGTGTCCGGCACCTACAAACTGAAGCTCATCAAGCCGAAGTTCGAGAAGGTGAAGCACAACGAAGACGGCACCTCCTCCGCGCGCCTCTTCTTCCTCGACGACCAGGGCAACTGCCTGAGCAAGTCCTACGGCTCCAAGTACGCCAAGCCCCTCGCGATGCTCGTCGGCAAGTTCGCCGGCAAGTTCACCGAGGAGATCCGCTTGGACGCCACCCCCGCCGAGTTCCTGCAATACATCGAACCCGCCTGCGGCAAGACCTGCCTCATCGGCGTCGAGGCCATCCCTAACGGCGAATGGAACGGCAAGCCTCAGTTCAAGTACAAGCTGAC